TGGAGCGGATCGGTCATGATGAAGCGCCCGGCAATCACCTCGGCCAATGCCTGGGCCTGCCCCATGTAGGCGTTGAGCGCGCGCGCCAGCGAGGCGATATAGTCCTGATCATACTGCGGCGGCGGATCGGGGAGGGTCTGGCGGACCTGTCGCGCCATCGCTACCTCTTCCCGTCCACCTGCAGATCGGCGCGCAGGTTGCCCAGCCGCCAGCCCACGCCCAGGTGGTCGCTCTCCACGCGGAAGGAGATCTGGCGGCCCCGCACGCGGATATGCGACTGCTCGGTCTGCGGCGTCACCGTGACGCGCGCGGCCACGTCCTTGAGGCCCAGCGCGCCGTTGCGCTTCAAAACGCTGATGCCCACGGTCTGCGTCTCGCCGGTGCCGCGAAACTGCACATCCGGCAGCAGGCGGCCCAGGAACAGGAAGTGGTCGCCGCCGCCCTCGTCCATGTCGCTCGACTCGACGTAGGCGGGCATCGGCAGGCCGTCGCTATCGGTGCCCAGCTCGTGATAGTAGAGCAGCCGCGACCCGGCGCTGGCCGCAATCGGGTAGGCGCTGCGGCCCATGTCGATCCAGGCGGTGCGCTCCAGTTGCCCAATCGACCAGTTTTGGTCCACGTAGTTGTAGATCACATAGCGGTCATTCTCGTCCGAATCGGCGGACGGGTAGAACCAGAACACCTCGCTGAAGGAGTGGTTGTGGCCGCTCGTAATCTTATAGGACTGGGTGAAGTTGAGGTTGCTGAAGACATAGTCCTTGACCGTACAGGGCAGCTCCTGCACCTGCCCGGTGTAGGAGTAGAAGATCCCGCGATCCATCCAGAAGACCATGTTGCCCGCGTTGACGGCGGCGTTGGGCCCGATGATGCTCAAGCCTTCCGCGATCACATCGAACCCGAAGACGTAGGGCGTGCCGATGTAGCGCATGCTCCACAGACCGAGATCGGTCCAGATGAGGATCTCCTGGCGGGTGCGCAGGCCGTTGATGATGTAGCTGCCGAGCGAGAGCCGCTGGCCGCCCGCCGAGGTGTCGCGGCGCGGTTCCCACTGGTAGGCGTCTTCCTCGGTAGACCAGCGCACCAGGAGCGGATCGGGCACGGTGCCACCGATGTCGTCGCAGCCCAACGCAATCAGATGCCGGTCGTTAGGCGACACCAGCACCTGGGCCGCGTAGGACGGCACCAGATTGGGCACAAAGTCTATGCCGCCCACGGTGATCGGCTGGTTGAGCGGCACGGCGGCGACGGTGACGCCCAGGTCCTCGTGCCAGTAATAGATCGGCCCGTTGCGGATGTTGGCCACCAGATCCTCGCCGAAATTGTCCAGGTCCCACAAACGGATCTGGTTGACGTCGAAGCCCACCGGCGAGAGGATGCGCGGATCGAAGCCCATGCCCCAGCCGCTCCACTTGGCGGAATCGATCAGGTTGTTGCCGCCGCCCCACGGCGGGATGCCCCAGCCGGTGCCCACCACGGCGCTATCCAGGCCCACCGGCACCTGGAAGGACGCGCTCATGGTGCTGCCGCCGCCGCAGATCCCGATGGCGGTGATCACCTTGGAGCTGGGCACGGCCACCACGAAATTATGGATATCGAGGATGGTCACCACCTTCATCTCGCGGTTCAGCTCGGCGGGCGTGAACACGTCCACATTGCCGGTCACGCCGGAAAACGTCACCGCATCGCCGGGCAGCGTCATGCCGTGCAGTTGCACGTTGACCTTCAGCAGGTTGGGCGCGAGATAGGTACACATGCCGTTAGGCTGCACCGCGATCACGGCACGCACCGGCGTGATGTCGTAATAGGCGTTGCCCCAGAGGATGTACAGCTTGGTCGAGGTGCCCAGGCCCACATAGCGGTCTGTCTCCACGCTCGACCACTGGTGCAGGAAACGGCAGATACCGTCGAAGGGCTCGCGCGTCACCGCCGCCCAGCCGCCGATCTTCTCGGGATAGCCCGCGCGGAACCTCACCTTGTCCGCGTCGAACCACCCGCCCGCGTTGGCGTAGTTGGTCAGCTCGCGCACCACGCCGGGCCGGAATTGGATCTTCTGAATCACATGCGTACGCCTTGGCCTTGCAGCGGAACCGGGACGGCATCGGGAAGCTGGTTCATCAGGCTCTCCAGCCACACGCGGTCCACCGCGTTGAGAAAGTGCGGCCACTCCTCCACGACCTTGCGCAGGCGCTGCCCCTCGGCCTCGCTGATGGTGACGTCCACCGAGCCTGCGGCCAGGATCAGATCGGGATTCCAGGAAGGCACCTCGATGCCGCGATCCACCGTCACCCGGTACTCGATGGCCTTCTTCTCCTCGGCATTCAGCGCGAGGCGGTCCTGCAGTTCCCAGAAGGCCCGCAGGTCCGCCAGCGTGCCGCGCTGCGCGCCCAGCAGATTGATGATATTAATGCGGTGCTGATGACTCAAGTTCAAAACTAACGCCATAGGTGCTCCTCTCCTCTTACATCAGTTTGTTGATCACGCCCTCAACCGCGCCCTGCAATGCCAGATCGGTGATCTCCGCGCCAAGGTCTTGCACTGCGGGGTCCATGACGGTCGGCGGCTGGGTCTGGGACGCTACCATCTCAGGGTTCTGGTAGGTGTTGGTCGCCCACCGCACCCGCGTGTTGTGGGCAGGCGTGCTGTCCGCTTCGATAAGAATCGAGCCTGCGAACTTGAGGCAGGATACTTTCACCCTGCCCCGGAATGCGGCGTCCGTCATCAGGGCCGCGCTTTCTTCGTAAGTTAGTGCCATTCGTTTCTCCTCCTTATGTCCATTCGGTCCAGATTGGACTCGTTGCCGTGCCCGTTGCCGTATAAACTTTGTAGTAGTTCCCAGGCAGAACCCAAAAACTAACCGCGATGTTCATTCCTGTTGCCGAAGCGTTTTGTGCGGATATCACTACCGTTGTCGGACTACTGGCTGAGTCCGTAACGCCGATCAGCGATCCACCGTTGGCTGCGATTGCCGTAACCGCTACCATCATCGGTTTGCCGCTCGTATTCTGGTAAATCGTGCCCAATGCCCTCGATGCGCTAACCACATTCTGCGTGGTGATGCCGCCGCCGCCCCCCGAGAGCGGCACGCCGTTGACACGGTAGGTGCCTGAGATGTTGCAGTCGCCTGTAATATCCAGCGGATACCCCGGTGACGCTTTGTTGATGCCTACATTGCCGATACTGAAATTGTGCGAAGCTGCATTGTAAGTAAGACCCTTCCACCCTGGCGTTGGCCGCGTCAAGCTTTGGATGTAGCCATTACTGCCATCATGCGAGATCTCCACACCCGTGCCGCCAGATGCCGATTGACTGCCCATTGCGCGGATCGTTCCGTTCGTATCCAGGGCTACTTTCGGAGCTTGATTGTTGATGCCGACATTGCCACCATTGCCGTTAAGCAACAGGTTTGCAACCAACGAACCCTGGATGACCTGGATGCTCCCGCCCCAGTTAGCCCCATCGTACATATACCCAAGACTCATATAAAAAGCTGGGTTTCCACCCTGTTCTCCAACCGTTAACTGAAGAGCGGTCGCCACGGTGGATGGCGTGGCGGCTGGCTGGATGGAAAAATTGCCAACCGGAGACGCCGTTCTGATCCCGATATTGCCGCTGGGCAGAATGGCAACAACGGCTGCATTATTCGTCCCAATCATTAAAGGAGCACTGGCTCTTTGGTAGATATAAGCTGTTTGGTCGCTGCCCCCGCCCAACAATCCCAAGTCAAATCCCGTTGTGTTCGATGCGTTAGTGAAACGCATCCGGTCTACTACGTGCAAAGGAACCTGGGGATTGACTAGCCCGATGCCGACATTGCTGTATGGCCCTGGTGTTTGGTTCAAGAGCAGATACGTTGGCCCACCAGAATTCAAAGCATCAATGGCACAGGTGTTGTTGCTAACGTCATAACCAATTCTCATTTGGGAATTGTTGTTCGTCCCACCAGTCAGATATAACTGTCGAGCCACGTCACCGGCAAGATGCAAAAGCGCAAGTGGGTTATTCGTCCCAATGCCAACGTTGCCACCCCGAAAATAATGCGTGGAGGCTGAATATACGAACGGAATATTCGCGCTGTTCGCGTCATTGACAGCGTTGAATCCGACTGATCCAGCCAACGCCCAGCCCATTGCCCCGATCTGGATATTCAAGTCAGCACCCGCCCGTAGGTGGAGCGCCGATTGCGGATTTGCCATTCCAATACCGACATTGCCGCCAAGCGGATTTATCGCTAAACCATCATTTACCCCGCTGTTGGTTGTCCTCTTCGTCTGAATCCATAGGTTATAGTTCGCCGTGCTGTCGTATGCTCCAAAAGCCAAACCAACCGTGGAGCCAAAACCAAAATAGACTCCCCCCGTATCAGCAGACAAGTTTGGATTTGCAACTGTAATTGCGCCTACGTGGAGTTTGGCAACTGGAGTCGTCTGCACGCCGATGCCGACATTACTGCCGATTGGATTTAACAATAAGGGATTCGTCGCAGCCCCTGGTTGTATCGCTTGAATCCAGGAAGCCGTGATACTCCCGTCAACTCCAAACAACAGTGTCGGTGCGGATTGCCAGGGGTCCGTTGCTAAACGAAAGCCGCCAACACCGGATGCGATATATGAGATCGGCGTAGAGCCAGCCGTCACGTCTAATTTCCCCAGCGGGGCTGTTGTCCCGATGCCGATATTGCCGCCCAAGCCGGAAGTCGCCATTGTGACGTTGCCGTTGTTCCCGTTAACGGCAAACAGGGTAGCGTTCCCCGTCCAATCAACGTTCAGGACACCCTGGTATTCATACACTCCGATTGTCTTACCACTAGCCTCTGTACCTGTAAATATAAGTTGGGGAACGTTCTTCACAATCGAAATATTGCCCGCATTGTTGAGCG